AATCAAGGAGCGCGGTGTCTACTACGTTGTACATCGTGCCGTCTCCAAACATAAGCGTATCAAAGTCTACGCCGTCATTACAATCAAAGTCAGCGATGCAGTTTCCGATGTCTTCAGAAACCTGGGCGACCTCAAGGCATCCGATAGCGGCTCCCATAGATGAGATCGTTTTACCTGTTTGTTGGAATAGGTCATATCCGTCTCCATTTCCATCGTTGTCGATGATTGCACTTACATTTGGAGCCGATAGTGTAGCCAGGTCATAGGATGGTCCGGCGAGCGTTGTCAGCGGTGTTGTTAACGCCTTGATATCGGCAGAATAAACAACAACAGAAAGCATTTTGTTGATAGCTTTCAATGCGGTGCATTGCGTTTGTATTGCGGTTAACTTAGAAAGTGCGAATGTTTGTGTATCATCCCATATTCCCAATTTAACCATTTTACCCTTCGCATATGTCTGTATGTTTTGAATTCCTCCAAAGGCAGAACTTCCAGCGGTGTTGAAAATTCCAATAAACAGCGTACCGTCTGGTTTCTTGTTGAAACATTTTACAATGTGGTAGTAATAAACGGCAAGTTTTGAAGCGACGCCAGCGATCACGTTTTGCGTAATTGTTCCTGCGGCTGCGCCTGTAGCTACTTGCGTATATGGTGTTCCGCTATTAAAATAGACACCAGTTCCCTTTCTTGCGGTGACGGTTACCGTCGTGCCAAGAGTTGCAACAGCGACGTATCCGTGAGCATTCGGTCCTGTATTCAATGCATTAATCGCGGCGGCGAGTCCTGTCACAAAGGTTGCGATATTGTCGCTTGCTGCGTTCGTGTAAGTTCCAAGTGTGACGACTCCTTTTCCTGATCCACCAACCCATTCAGCTACTTTCAAGGTGATGCTATCACCGGTGGCTCCTGAGTTTGAAATAACGATTTTACCCGTTGATTTGGTTTCATCCGAATAGGTGTCATCAATTCCCAGAGCTACGGCACCGGCAGGCGAAAAGATTTGAATAACGGATCCCGTTGCGAAATTGTCGACTCCACCTGGCAATGATGCCAACAAGGCAGCTGGCCGGGTGTTGTTAAAAAACATCATTCCGGAGATATAATCCGTTCCGTTAGCCTCGCGACCTGATCCGCCTTGGCCCTGAATGAATGATATATTGTTAAGTTTAAAGCTCATGATGTTTTGTTATTCAGCGGTTTTTTTAACTTTCTTCTTTTCTCCTTTTAGGATGAAGTATTTTTTCTTCTCTTTTTCATGCCTCGCCACCACATCATCAACATCAGCATCAACATGGATGTCTCCTGTCTCAGACACTACGAGCGTGGTGGCGTTGATTTGCGCTCTTGCATGGTGTCTGGCCTGGGCCTCGTTGATTATCTTGGCCATTCCTTATTCGCCTTTTTGGGAGCGCATTTTTTTGATGGCCTCTTTTTCGGCATCTGTAAGTCCGGAGAAATTCACCTCCAGGTTGGATGTTGTTTCCGCATCGAGGATTTCCTTACGAGTCAATGACTCTACAATTTTCGTCGCGATGATAGGCGTTCTGTTTTGAAATTTACGACCGTCTTCGTCGATCAAGTTGCGAGTGTGAATCCTGGCGTAAAGGCCACCACTGGTTTTGTCTTTTTTGTCCGTCGGTTTATGTTCGTGGACATTAAAGTGGTGGTTACCTTGAACATCGAAATGAACGAAGTCGATATTCGGGTGTGTTGCCACGGTGTCTTGTAATTCTTTGGAGATTTTTCTGCTCATGATGGTTTGTTGTTTGTTAATTATTGCTTTTTATTCTTTGGCTCTTGCCGTTTCTATCCATTTTGCGCCATCAAAGACAGCGGACCAGGTGGCTTTTTGTAAACTATCCACAACGAGAGTAGAGGCGCTGGCTACGATATTCGTATTAAAGGTCACCGTTCGAGAACCTGTTCCGTAAAATATAACGACCATCCTGTCTCCAACATACGAATTCGTGACCTGGGAGCTCAACAGCACCGTTCCCGTCAAATTTCCTACTTTGATTGTGGTCTCGTATGCGTTTGGCTTTAAGGTCAGCGTATCGTCATACGATGGCGTCAGGTACGCGTATGTGCATGACTGACCAGTGTTGTCTCCAGCTGGCGGCACTCCGAAGCGCGGAGAGGTGTGTTGCGCAATGGCGCAAATAGAGAATTCTACGAAGGCAAATAAAAGGGCTATTTTTTTCATTTGATTATTGTTTGATGTTAGTTGATTACTGGATGAAGTCAGCAGTGGTCAGTGTTGTGTATAGAAACACTTGCTCTGAACGTCCATAGTTCACGTCCATTTTCATAAGCATTTTGAAGAAGAACAATTCACCTTCTGGTCTTTTTCTGGCGAGCATGAAATTTTCATCGGCGACGGAGTTCATTCCGCACCATAGGTTTCCGCTTGGTGAGCTTTCGGCCCATGTAAACACGATTGTGTTGTCTGGCATACCAGCCAATGGTACGATTTCCCATCCTTTATATTTATTCAGTCCTCTTTCGGTCGTGTCGTTATTCTTATACGTTTGAACGGTCAAGAATTGTTCGTACAGTTGCGCCGTAGCGTAGCTTACAAGAAATTTCATTTTTGTTCTGGTAGGATCGTTAGAAAGCAAACCCTTGTTATTTGCTGTCACAGATGCGTATAGCAGCTCGAGTTTGTCGCCGATATTCGATGATGTAAGCGCAACGGGTGAGGCAATCGCATTAACTGATGAATCAGAAAGGAATCGCTTAATAAATCCATCAATAAATTGGATTTGGAAGTACGGATTTGGAGCACCACCAGCATCGAATTGTGGAACGTTTGCATTGTTTTGATATTGAGTGCTACCCTGCCATAGCATGATCTCAAATTGTTCAAAGGATCTACCGAGCAACATCAACATGATGTAGTTTTCTGCTGTCGCAGGTAATTGACGCGTCAGTAAGGTTTGGCTTAAGTTTTCCGAGTCCCAGTGAACTTCAAAGTTTCGCGGGTTCATCTCTTGGTATGCCATCATATCGGCTGGAATTAGTTTCCTTCCGTCAATAGTCAAATTACCACCGCTTTGTGTTGGCATTGCCACGCGAGGTTGTAGTGGACCGGAAAAGTCCATAGTCGGGATCGTGTGTTCTTTTTTAATTCCATCCTTCATGTAAACGGTCTTTTTAACTACCGTATCAAAATTAAATAAGGCAGGCAGCACGAAATATGGCGCTACTGTTCCTGCATACGACGTGTCGTTAATGACAAGTGTATCGTTTCTTAAGGCTCCCTTTGGGAAGTAATTCCGAAGCATCCCGGTGAGAAAAAGCTGGAATGTCAAAATTGCCAAAAAAGCCCCACCCACGTATTGGAAGGCAGTAGATGTTTCCGCCCCGTTTGCCAAGCCCTGAAGGGAGAAGGCAAAGGATACGACCGTGGCAAGCACCAAGGTCATGATAAGTGCTTTGGCGTATTGGAGGATTGTCGGGATTTTCTTTTTCATCGGAAGGATTTTAATTTTGAGTTTGATTTTAGAATTTGACTTTTGAAGGATTTACTTGTATTTTGGTTTGTACGAATTGATTGCTTGCACGAATGAGCTTGTATCACCCGCGATTGGCTGTCCGTTTGAATCGGTTCCAGCTGTCTCCAGCAATGGGATACCGGTTTCGTCTTTTGGATCATTTTTGTTGACCATTTTCATGATCGGAGCCTTGCGCGTTGTAGGAATAGATTCAATGGTGGCAATAACCGCTTTGAGTGAGGCTTCTTGTGTACCCGCAAGCGCAACATATCCCTCGACATTAGCATCGGACGTTGGGAGACCTTTTGCTTTTAGTTTCTCGACGATTTCTGTTTTGGCTTTTGCTTTCATTGCATCGGCATTCGCCACACCTTTCGCCTTAACCTGATTTAGGATGATAGCCAGTCCTTCCTTGCTGGAAGAGAGCGCAACGAAATCGTTAACCTCTTCGTCTTTTAGCGTGATTCCTGATTCCTTCGCCTGGGCAGTGATCGCAGATTTCGCGGAGGCCTTCATTTCTGTTTCCTGTTCAGCCTTCGCTTTTTTGGCTTTTTTATCTTCTTCCTCTTCGTCGTCATCTGGTGCTTCCTTGGTGAATTTAGCAAGGGCCACTTTGTCAGCCTTAGCTTCAGCTAAATGGGTTTTTAACGCATCCATAGCGAATTGATCAGACACGCTCGGATCAAGATTTAATAGTGCGCAGATGTCAGCTTTGTTCATTTGATTTTTATTTGTCGGTGAGTTTAATTTGTTCAGGGCTGTTGTAAAATATTTTTTTGCGAATTCGTTCTTTACTTCTTTTGTCGACGTACTTCTTGGTTTGTTTAGTTCTCCGCACTCTGTTTTTTCATCTGCGAATCCTTCCTTTATTGCCTCTTCAGCGGTATAGAAGGTTGTCGCTTTCATGAGCGCGATTATTTGTTCTTCTGTTTTTCCGGTTCTGCCCATTATGGCAGACACCAATTGTTTATTTACGATTTCGAGTCCTTTATCTTCAGTTCCATCTGCATTGTAAGCCTCATGAAACATCAAACTTGCAATATCCAGCATTTCTCTTTTCCGTCCCATCAGGAATATAATCCCTGCGATGCTGTATGCTATTCCTCCAGTGAACGTGTCGACTTTTGTTTTCGTCTTCAGCATTGCCGAGACGATCGCGAGGCCTTCTTTTACACTTCCGCCTTCGCTGCTGATCCAGATCTGTATTCTTTTTTTCCCTTGCTCATCCATATAGAGGAGCTCTTTTGCGAATTGATTACCATCGATGTACGGTGCGAGTGGCTTGTCTTCATCTGCTCCGATTTGGCTATCAATAATAAAAATTGGTTCATCTGAGTCTGGGTTGATGCAATACATTTGTGATTCGTTAGAACAAATTTGCAACATGAATTTGTTCAAAACTCTTTTTTAAGTTATTTGTAGGTTATCTGATTTTCATACCTTTGTACCCAATGGATGAAAAAAGCAGGCGCTCTTCCTCACTTGACCGGCAAATTCAAACTTACCCGCATCCGCATTATTACAAGCTTTCCATCGGGTTTGCGAAAAACAATCTAATCTCCAAGGGCGAAGCGGTGGAAGTGGCGATCAAATACTTTTTTGATTCGATGCCAGAAGCTAAAAGAAACGAATTGATTCGTGTTTACGACAACATGTCGCCAGAAGAGCGCAAGCGTCCGGGTTCTTTGAAAAACTCTTTTTAACGTATAGTGTAAAAAGAAAAGCCCGACCATTATGGCCGAGCCTTCCCACAATTCAACCATGAAAACAAGGCGCCGTTATTCTATAATGACTCTGTATTTTTGCGCTCCGGCTACTGAGTAATTGTAAAATATAATTTTCAGTTCTCCTGTCGCGGGATCCGTAACCGTAGAAAATGAAATAGTCGGCGCGCTATGAGGCGAGGCGAGCATCATCGACTCCCATGCCGGCGATATTTTCGACAGACATTGCGCCTGAATAATAAAATCAGCCATTGATGTATGCTCTGCACATACCGATGTGAATATTCCACAGGCGTCCATTTCTTGGTGGCTTATCGTTTCAAATTGGACTTCAGTTGTAAATACGAATTCCTTCACGAATTTAACTCTTTGCGCATTCACACAAGTGACGGCCAGACAAATCGAGATAACTAAAGCTATTTTTTTCATGTCGTTATGTTTTGTTTGTTCAAAGGTAACACTTTTTTTTAATCTATGTTGAAACTGATATTGATGGCGGCTGTAATGTTACCGGTGGGGCTGGTCAGGTTTCCAGTCACTTCGACATCCCCATTCGTTTGCACAATACAAAGCAAATTAACACCGACACCGTCGTCAATTCCACGCACTAAGTAAGTTAGCGCAACCGGGGGGCGATACCCTGTTGGCATGGTAAATACAACCGTACCTGAAATCGCGGCTACGTTAACGGCTCCTATAATTTTAATGTCTTTGTTGCGAGTTTTTTTGAAATACAAACGAGAGCTCCCGGCCCATGAGTTTTGAAAAGCTGGCGCACTACCACCGCTTCCAACCTCTATATAATTTTCATTGGAGCTCAATAAATTCATGAGCCGATCTTCTTTGTTTCCGGTCGCGTCCGAGAATGTAATATATTGCCCTGATCCTGGAGGGGATCCTACTACTTGGCCGACATACTCTTCCACAAAGTTAGGATTCGAGGCGTCTTGGAACGTTTGCGAAGTAAACGCTGATGCTGTTTGGGTTGTCGCAGTTGCGTTCTCTTTAATATAAAAAGGTAAGGCCCATCCGGTTACAGCCGCTACACGAAGTATCTTTTTATTGATCCACACCACACCGTTGGCCATGTCATACTGCCCCGGGGTGACGTTCGCCGTAAGTTCGCATCCAATTAAGATACTTGCCTTGTTGTCCCCTGCGACGCCTAAAACAGACTTGCTGATGGCATCCATTACCACTTCGATGGCGTTGTATTGTTCCTGTTGTAAAAGCCCCACCAGGACTTCGTTGGTATAGGGTGCGCCACCAGCGGCAACGGGATAAATGATTTTTTTCATTTTAGTAAGTTTCTATGTTGTTTCGAATTGGATAATACTTATACTTGTCTACTTGGAATTGAATGATCGCGTCTCGATTTTCGTTGGTGGCGGCGAGAGCCGTCCATACGGCGACTGGAACGTGTACGGTAAAGTTATTAACAGGGAAGTAATCGGAGATATTCCATATATAAAATGGGGTTGTCTCTGAATTGTTAAAGACGTATTGTGGCGTTGTTTCTGCGTTATTGAAAAAATAAACGGATGGGACATTGTTTAGGGACAGGTTTTCTATCCATATATCTGGGAGCGTTGGTCGAATATTGAAAGTGGTCCTGAAGTACTTATTCAAGGCATATTCAAGGATGATAGTTTGGCTATTATATTGACACCGTTCGCGGAGTCCTATCCATATGTTTAATACCTTGATCCAGTACGTATCTGTTGGCAGTCCGGTCGGAGGGGTAGAAACTGGCACCGCTTGAATGGCTTCATAGACAGAATTGTCCGTATATCTTACTCGGTCTCCTTTGATGTTTCCTGCACCTGTGTAATCAGGCGCGGAGCTTCCGCCAGCGTAATCTGTAAAAAACAAATCATGTCTGTATTGCAAATTACTACCAGGCACATCTAAAAACGCGAGGCGTCTCGGTCTTCGTTTTAAAGGAGGCACCAGATTTCGAGTCTGGGTTTGAAAGGTTATATCGTAGATGTTCGGCATTTATGCGGGAACGGATAATTCCATCGTTAAGGTATCTGTGAATGTATGACCAGCGTCATCTTCTTGAATTGCGTATCCAGCTGCAAACTCATATGATTGCGTTACAATGGTGGCTGAGGCATATGGTACTGAAAATTGGCGGCCTCGGACCAGCAATCCGTAAACGTCCACCACGCCAGGCACCTCCATTAAATGTTCGATAAGTCCTGGCGATATCGAATTTCCTATCAGCACCAAAACGCCGCCGACTGAAAGTGAAAAAGAAACCTGGGCCAGATAGTTGTCAAGTGCTGCAATGACGGCCGATTTAACGGTTGCCTCAACAAATTGGCCATCGAATACTATCGTCGCGGTTACTCCGACTCTGTCAGGATCAATCGATATCATGCTTAAAGCTATTCCGGCCGGTTGTTTAGCATAACCGTAGGCTTGGGCGGCAATCAATTCGCTATTTGAAAGCGGGACAAGTGATCCCGTTGTCCCTTTTGCTAATTTTAAAACCACCACCATTCCAGGAGGCGTTGTTTTAACGGCACATCTGGTTATGATTCGGAGGGTGGCGTCTATGATGGGATATTCAGCCACGAAATTAACAACATTGACAATTTGAGGAACAGATGCGCTGTATTGGAATCGGAGCATCTGTTCCCTCCACCATAGCCTGGTACCTGTTTCCTTAGCCGATAACAAAGCCTCTATTTCGCCTTCAAAAATATTGATCACTTGTTGCATCTCAAATATTTCGGTTGCAAATACATTTAATTGACTTCGCCATTCAGATACTTGGGACGTGCTTATCAGTCCTCTTTTATTTGGATCGGGATTGGTTGGATCGTAAAGCACCGGATTAGCCTGTAATGACGCAATTAGGCGGTTTTCTATTTGTGCGATTGTTTCTGTTATCATTCTTCTTCTGGTGTAAAATTATAGACATGAGGTTGATTGTCCGTGTCGCCATCTGGTATATAAAGGTCGATTTCTAAAGGCATCGGAGTTGGCTCCCATTCGATTCCGTCTACTGGCTCCTGTGTAATCTTATCCACAAGCGTAGTTTTGTAAACTTGCACAAAGTGATAAACACCAGCATGCTTATAGTCTTCATACTCTTCAATTCTAATGCACGATCCTGCCGGAGTTGTCTGGTCCGTTAGCCCTGGCTGAAATTTTTGTAAGGCGAGGAATACCTTATCTTTCAAATCAAAGACATCAAGATTTTGATCAAATCCGCCATCCTGTACAGTGATTCCGCCGAAGGCATCTAATTGCCAGTGGAGGATATGTATCTTAAAAATTAAAGGATCATAAATTTGCACTCCTTCCCCACCTTGGAAGATCGGAGAGGACGTGAATTCGATAAAAATGGCCGGATGTTCGAACATTTGGCTTTTACCTTCTGCAACAAGCGACATCTGGTCGTTCCACATGCGGATGTACTTCACCTCGGTGACGCGTTCGGTAAGCTGCGCAAATAAAGCAAGGAAGAACTTTTTCATTTAATGTCTGGCTATGTGTATTTTCCGGAGTTCCTCTACTATTTTCTGTTCGATCTTTTTTGTAAGCGCTCGGCTATTACCCATGAATTGTCTTTTGGGCATTCCTTTAATTCCGAAGTTATGACGTGCTGCATATGGAAGCGCCACCTTAAATCCGATATTTTCCCATTCGGCTGATTTTAGCGAATTAGAGACCTCACGTCTAAGGCGCCCGCTTTGCTTGCCAATGAGAATATCGCGAGAGCGCCTGGCGATGTCTCTTTTTTTGGGGTAAAGATAGGCGCTCGTTCCAGGGATGCGACGTTTTACTTCTTTCCATGCTTTTACACCATTATCATCAAATCCCTGCTTTTCAAAAGAGGCCGTAAAAAAGCGAGTAGTAATATTTCCTACTTGCGCCGGTAGCGTATGTTTGAGGCTGTCAAACTTTCGAATCATTTGCTGAAATGGAAATTTACTCATTGATTGGTTTGTAGACAATGTTTCCTATTGCTTTTTGCCATTCCAGCCATTGCCGGTATGTCTCGGTTCGCATACTTGCGCTTGCTTTCTTTGGTCTTTTGCTTTTTTTTTCAGTGCTCATTATGCTTCGGCTCGTGGCATTTGTACGACGGATCCGTTTAGTTTGTGGTGTTTTATTTGAGAAATCTCATAAGCAGCCTTCTGGAAGGCGTCTTTTATCCGCCTGCGATGGACATCTTCCTTTACTGTTTTTAGGACTTGCTCCTGCGAGAACCATTGCGTTGGCATCTTGTTGGCCAAGTCTGTGAACGGTACGAGTATTTGGCCACCATCCATTTCATAAACGGGAAGCCCAGGAATTGACGGAATGAAAAAAATGTTTTTAACCTTCATTTCGCACCTCCTTCCATGATAGTGGGATGATAATCAAATCGGGGACGGCTATCACCTCAAAGTCCTTTATTTCCCTGCGGATGATTTTCTGCAAATCAATCACATCGTTCTCGGTGAGTTTTTGTGGGAGTTGCATCGTAACGAAACAAGCCCCGATTTTGGCGACCTTCAGTTTGTCGGTGCTGTAGTGGTAAGTGATGTAGTACTTTGTCATGTTATTAGTCCGCTTCGGGGATGTTTAGTCCGAAGTTTTCACGGGCAAATTTATCGAATTCTTTCGGAACGGTAAAATAAGGATGTGCACCTTCTCCCTCTGCTTTGAAGACTTCGCCTGTTTTGCCAACGTTCATCTTGAATTCGTCGGGAACATTGGCTGAGGCTATTGCTTCTTCGACTTCTTCGACGCTACTTTCTTTTTCTTCACCCTCTTCTTTTTCTACTTGTTCAACCAGGCACCTACATCCGAAGTGATTTTCTGGCATATTCTCGTCCCAGAAGGCGTCATCAACAGGAAGGCATATTCCGTTCAATTCCCCACATATATCACATAGGACCTCGTCGTCGACGGCCACGTATATCAAATACGGAAAGATTTCCTTTTGCTTTTCTATCCGTTGCCAAGCCTGCGCATTTTGACCTTGGCCGATTGCCGTATTATACTCAACGTCCAGCCATCCTTGTTTTATCTCTCCCTCACCGTTGGATCCGCCGTTGTATTTAGCATAGATGTCTCTCATGGCCACTTCGAACTCCTTCCGATTCCTTAAGTCTCCGTTTTCATTAACTAATGCGGCGCTCATTTCTAGTGTCTGATGGAATGTTTTAGCGGCAGAAAACATATAAACATTTTCTCGAAGCGCTTCTATGAATTCATTACTGGTTCCGCCCCATTGGATGTTCGCTTCCGATACTCCGAGTCCCTTAAAAAGTCCATCTTTCAAAAAGTCACCGGTGGCCTTATACAGGTCTTCTGGTAAATTGCGCGGATCGATTTCGCCATTGAATATTTGCGACATCAATTCTTGGATTTGCTCCTCCGAATATTCAAAGGTCGCCATTAGTTATCTCGGGTGTTTCGCTGAATATATTTTCTTCAGGCGGTTTTGTGTCTTTTCTGAAAATGGCAGCTTCCCAAATGACGGCTCAGGTTCCGGCGCGTCGGTCGTGGTGATACCTGTTCGCTCTTCAAAGTATTTAGCACCCATCTTTAATCCTGCGTTTTTCATTGCCTGGGCGATGGTGGCTGTCTGAAGGTTTGCGTTGTCTTCTTTTCTTCTTGCTTCGAACTCTTCGTTATCATTTGTTACGGCAAAACGAAAGCCTTCGGGTATAGGAATACCAAGTTTACGGAATTTTGGGAGGACGATTTCGTTTAAAATATTTAAAGCAAAGTCATCTTGTTTTTTTTCGGTAACAAGCAGAGCCCGTCCCTCAGCTGTTGAATCCTCGTCTTCTACAGCGGATCCGCCCGTCCCCCCGCCGATTGATTTTGCTTTCGAGTCTATTCCATCGGCATGGCCCAGGATGATCTTCGATATGTTTTGTTCGCATCGCTTTTGAAGCGATTCGTATGTTTTATACCCATTTCCTGTGTTGGTTTCTAAGAATTGCAAAACTTCACCGGTTCCAGTTATCGCATATCCGTTTGTTCCAAGGTCACGAAGCGATTCTTCTAAGGCCTGATATTCTGGGGATTCTCTCAGTGAGTCTGTTTTACCCCATTTAAACGGCGTTGCATACACTTCGTTATAATCCGCATTTTGCGATAGGTTGTTTCTTAAAAATATTCCATAAAGCGCCACGTTGTAAAGCAGTCCGTATCCACATATGCTGGCTCCTGTGTCTGATGGCGTTGGAACGTAAAGCATCCAGTCTGCGAATGATTCACCGTTATCATCCTTTTCCGATTCATCCATGAAATCCAATCCCCATGTTTGATAAGGTATCTGAACATATTGCAGGCGATCCGGAGAGACGTGCCATCTTTTTAGGATGGTACTGTTCTTAAAGTTGTACTCTTTTCCTTTAGCTTCCAGCTCACCGAGCTGTATCAGCGAATAGCCATAGAATTGGGCATCCAAAATATAGGACAGAATCGTTTTGAACCACGCCTTGTCTTTAAAAATTTGCGTTAGATTTTCATCAGTTTTGCCCGATTCATCGGCGATTACAAAGTCTTTTAATAGCGTAAGGTTTTTTCTTTTTTCGATGCATGCCAAAATATGCCCCTCGAGCACTTTGTCCACGAATAACTGTTGCATTCGATAACGATGCGGGTAGTATGCATTTTCGGCTTCTGTTATTGCTTGTCTCCAAGACTGGACGTCTTGGCGGATCCGTTGCATTTGCAATGGAATGGTATAATTTCGAGGATTGTGCGCATTGTTTTGGACCATTGGAATATTGCGCGGAGCCTCGTTGATACCTCCCATTCCTGTAGGGATGAGATTGAAGTTTTTTTGCAGAAACGGAATTTTAGCGAGAGCGTTGGTGAATCTGTTGGCCATTGATTACCAGGTATTTATATTTTTGACGTTGGATCCGTGTCTAATTCTATTACCGGACTTCGGCTGTAAAAGCGGAAGCGATGCGGTAAGGTCTCCCTTAGCGTATTTTTTCATCGTGTCTATCGCTGCGAGCCAAGCGTTGTGCCGAACCTCTGGCACGTTTTCTGGTGCAATTGTTTTGCATCGATTGTAGACGACGATGTCAAGAAGCAATTCGACCATTTCTTGGTCCCGGTTGTCGCCTGCTGTCCATTTAGCGGTATCAGTAGGATAAGTTCCAGCAGCGACTACATATGCCGTTCCTGTTCCCCACATTTCTATTCCTGCTTTTGTTGTTCCTGGGAATGGATTTCCAATCACGATATTTTGTGTTAGGCCGGCCTGCAGTTCATCTTCATGCGAGGTTGTTAATGATTCCCTTGCGGCCGCATATGTCTTATCCTCCCAAAAAACGGGGGATTCTTTAAGGTAAAATGTCAAGTAATTAAAAACCGGCGCAGGATATGTGACAAAAAAAATCGCATATTGTTTTCCGAGAAGGTCCCATTTCCCAATCGTGAACGCTTCCGGTGTAACGATAGCTGTTTTGCAGGCGTAAACGTTTCCGCCCTGCAATGTTAAAGCCTTCAATGCGTATGTGGCGGCGGCGCTGTATGCCGTAGCGTCTAAGTATATCCGTTGGCCAGCTTTGTATATTACATCCATAGAAAAGAGTAGGGTGTCCTGGAATTCTTGCGCAAGGTCATACTTCTGGCGGAGGTAGGACTTCACTTTGGCCAGTGCTGTGTTTTCCGCCATAATACGTAGCGAGGCGTCTCCTCCTCCTGTAATGGCTTTCAGTTCGCTGTCTTGAATGACGCGACGATAATCTCTTTCTATTAGGTATCCCATTAGAAAGCCCAAATACTAAAAATTATTCGAGCTGTGGTTTCTTTTAGGTTATCAAAAAATGGCAAACCGTTTAATCTACTATGATTTTTACCGTCACGTTCTTAAAATCGAATCTTTGCCAGTGATCACCAGGTGGCTTGGGGTGCTCTTTCATGTCCGGATCTGAAAACTCTATTTTGTTATTGGTTAAGTCTACCCATCCTTCTACCTTATTTCCCTTGCTCCATTGGATACGAGCCCATGCATGCAATATGGTTGCTTCTTTTGCTACCATGTCCATTTGAAATTCGAGGCCTTTTGCTGGCGCTGCCATTTGTACGATGTTACCCATTGTTCTGATTATTAGTAATTGTTTTTCGAATATGATTTTCCTGTCGTGATTTTAGGAATTTGCCCATCTGACTGGTACCGTCCGAATTCCGAAGCGAAGGCCATGGTTAAGAAGTAATCATCGGCATCAGAAATGTGGCCCCATTTCTGGCAGCGCACGCCTGTGTTCTCATCTTCGTACATCTCTTTATGCTTTGTTCCATCACTTGCTTCCTTTAGATTCGAATATTCGGCGTGGCTTCTTTTGCAGTTCTCACCGAAGGTGATCTGAATTCCTTCGTAATTTTCGGCGAGGATGGTGTTGAAAAAGTCCACCCTTAATTTTACCGGCGGGTAATTTCTGCTCACCCTCATCGACGGCCGAAACTTTGCGAGCGCATGCAGAATTTTTGTAAATTCATTATAGTCCTTTTCCTTAACGCGCACCAATGTCTCGTCTGCTGTACTTTGCTTTAATCCGCCAGGATCACCGTATATAAACAGCCCAGCCGTGTGGCTTTGGTATATTCTCGTAAACTCACCGCAAACGGCGAGCGAGGTGTTTCTCGGATGTGGCAGTAGTATTTCGTTTATCTTGTCAGCTTTTTTGCCATTGATTTGCCAAATACCCGATGTCATATATGGGTTGACGTTAAAATCAAATGTGAGATGAAGTGGCAGTTCTGGATTATATGCCGTTGGTCCGACATGTAAGTTCGGACTGTAGCATTTATAGATTTCGCCTCCTGAAATTTTGCGCCCCCAGATACCGAGCGTGAAAACCTTGTAAAAGTATGGATTCGTTTTTTTTAGCGTCTCATGCCTGGCGATACGATCAGGCGAGCAGAACGGATTGTCTTTGTATGTCGTATGCGTTGACGTGTACGTGAGCGTTACTTCACTTCCATTCGGTAGTGGCATCGCGTGCGATCCAGTGAATGAATAAATCCCTTTCTCATAGTTTTCTTGAAAAAACTGTTTGTATAACCAAAAGTCAGCATAGTCCTCTTCAGCTTCCGGATTAAAAGAGAACCATTCCTGTACCCTTCCTTTTTTACTTCTTAGTGTTGTAGATGCTGTTATGTAATCGGCCTCTGTTAGTTGGTTTCCTTCTTCGTACCAAGCGTGGCTGGGGTTGCTGATTGACTTAAGTTTTGCCGGCTTGTCGCATCCACGGGCGATAAAGGTGTTTCCATTCAGCAAGCAAATAATTTCCAGCGGTGATGATTTGAACACAAAGTATTGATCCACACCCCATTCGGTGGCTATGTCTTGGAGTAATTGCCATTGGCTATCCTTAATGCTTTCGAATGTCTTTTTTATTAAAATGCATCTAAAATAATCTGGTTGCATACATCGGAGAAGGAGTCGGCATGCAATATAATAAGATTTTCCCGAGTCCCGACCGCCCCACAGAAAGTTAACATCGGCCTTCGAGGTCAAAAGCGGCCGGTATGGTTTTAAAAAGGTTTCCTCGTGTACACAAATCCGAATAGCCATTCTTTAAAACATATTAGGATGCGCATAGAAGAATCCGTTTACCGGCTTTTTCTTCCTGATGCTATAGTGGATTAGATATGTCTTTTCACCTGTTTTTTGGGAGCATTCATGAACAGATTCAAATCGACCAACAACGCTTCCTTTTAAGTCGACTCTGTTAACTGGCGAGGAGGTCGCGCCGGTATGGCGAGCATGCGCTGGTATTACTAAATATTTGAATCCGAATTTAACGGCCTTTTTCATTTTATTTTTTCTGGTTTAGTGTTGGGCCAATAGTAATAACAACTTCTTCTTTGGTTGCCAATAATACCTTATTAACTTTTAATCCGGCGACATCGGCAATTTTATCTAAAACACCGGCGGCGCCTTTGTAATCCTTTACGTTCACCAGCTTTTTATACATGTAGTTTAGTCGGGTAATAACTTTGGTGTATAGCATGTCGGCTCGCTCCCTCCCTAATTCGTCAATTACCACCCTGGCCTTTGATATATATTCGTCGATTGATCGGTCGGAGACATTCCAGTCCAAGGATGAACCATTTTGAAGTATTTCGCCTCTGGTTAATCCAGAGAGCAACATGTCCGTTACAATTCCGATTCTTTTCTGGAATTCGGCATCATTTGACTTTTTACCGGTGTTGCGATTAGCCGGCTTTGTATTTTTAGTTTTCAACAATTTAGGTTTTTACTTTACAATTTCATTCTTTTACACTAACTTCTTGGTTCTGGCTTTTTCTCTTCATTGCTTCTTTCAGTCCAATAAACGTATCCTCATGCCTTATCTGTACATTCTTGGTGTCTGGCGCTCTTTCTTGCAGCGCGCGTTTTTTACATGACTGTTTTTTTATCGCGTCTTTCATTTTGCTGATCCTATAATTTCATCCATCCATTCCTTATGGAAAAAATAAAGCTCTTTGTGGTTTGTCACGACAAACTGTTCAATCCTCGGGTTGGCCGTAAAATTAGCGCTTCCTTCAATAATATAAAAGTCTCGATTGATTTCAATCAGCGTTACCTTGCTGTGATTTTCGTTGCAGGCCATGGTGAGATTGCGCTCCTTAAATCCTTCATAGAGGTAATTGAAAACTTGTGGTTCTCTTTGTTTAAAGTACAGGCCGGTCAGCGCTTTCATGGTACCTACCGATCCGTCATCAAATAATCGGAGTATTTTTTCCGCGTTGTTTTGGCTTAACGTCCACGTACTGAAATAGAACGATTTTGCTTTTCCGCCAGCCATTTCTATGAGAATAGGTACGAGATTAAAGTAATCGAATTTTCCGTTGGACACTATGTGTATACTTTCTCCAGGAGCCGGCAGTTCATCAAAGATTTTGCTGGCGCTCTCATTTTTGAGCTTATTCTTCATCCGTATCTTTGTCTGAACCTTAATCTTTTTGCTGTCGATTATGGTCTCGTTCGACTCTATTTCGTCGTCGAATCCGAATAACTTAAATTCTGACGACTTTTCTTTATTTGCCATTTTTAAACAGTGATTTCATTTCCGTGTATCGTTCGTGAAAACTTCGTCGCTCCGGGTTTTCGGTACTTGGCGCGTTTGTGATAATGTCTCGTTCAATCTTTTTCAGGAGCATTGGGTTGATTGCTTCCATTTTTTTGTTTTGCAAGAAATCAATCGGCTTGTCTTCTTTTGGTTCTTTTTCCTTGGGCCGTTGTAAATATTCCGAGAGCTGTCTTTCGAGCAGTTTTCGATTACCGGTGTAGCTGTCGTATTTCATCTTTATTTCTGTTTTATGGGTAGTTTACCAGTGAATTCAGAATATCTTTGCAGTATCGTGTCCACATGATTCGGCTCAAATTCCATTAAATAGGCCGTTCGGTTCGTTTTTTTCGATGCGATGAGCGTCGTGCCGGATCCTCCGAATAAATCCGCCACAATATCCTTTTCTTTGCAGCTGTTATGGATTGCAATCTCCACAAGTTCTACCGGCTTCTGGGTTGGATGTCTGTAGTTAGAATCTTTTCCAACGGTCCATATCGTGCTACCTCCTTTTTCTTCCTTTTCCGCCATCCCTTTAAGATACTTTTCTATTCTTTGGATATTCCAGGATTCATTCCATACGGTGTATTGACTTCTATCTCCGTAAAATGCGACCGCTTTTTTCCCATACGTCGCATAGAATATAGGCTCATGCTTCCATCGGTAATCACCCCATCCCATACTGGCTACAGCCTTGTTCCAGATGATTTG